CCTCCTTTATCCCCCTACCTCGCAACCAGCAAGCGCAACCCCCTCCGGTTCAAGTGGGCCAAGCTCATCCTCCATCCGCTCCAACAGGCTCCGCCCATCATCACCCAGCGCCTTCATGTACTCATCCATCCGCTTCCCGCCACCACCACAGAAGGCCAGCACCATCGCATCCGCCCGATCCGGACTGTTCACCCCCCTCGCCCGCAGCTCATCCTTCCCCTCCAGCGTCAACTTTCCCTTCCCGTTCGTCCGCACCTTCCTGCTCACGAACTGCTGCAACAGCACCTCGTCCGTCCCGACCGGTCCCAGATTCACCTTCCCCTCCTCCACCATCCGCCCGAACTCAATCCACATCTCCGCCGCCCGATTCACAAACTGATCATCCCGGATGGCCCGCTCCCCGAAATTCACCCGCCTCACATCCCAACCCTCCGCCCGGAGCGCATCGCACATGACAACACCCATGCCACCCACATCCGCGTAGATGTCCTCAGCCTTCAGCTTCCACTTCCGGAACTCACTGATGAACCGCCCCACACTGGCCATCGTGTCCTTGTCCCGCCAGCGGATCAGCCCCTTCACCGTGTTCCCATGGCGCACCACCATCACGCTCTCATCCCCGCCGGCGCTGAAATCGCAGCCCGCTGTCAACCGGTGCCCCTCTGTATCCTCCTTGGGTGGGCCACTCACCACCTTCTGCCAGTCAGCCGTCTTCACCGCGGTCAGGCTCCCGTCATCCTCCATGAACTCCGCGTAGATCATCGAGCGCACCAATGGATGACCCTCTCCCCAGCGGGCCATCTGCTCATCAATCCACTCCTTCCGGATATGCGGACAATCGTAAGCGGTAACGGTAAAGGTCTGCCACTTGCCATCATTCCTCCGGAATACATCGTAGAAGTACCCGGAGCTGCCACCCGGGCTGCTCATCAGTAGCGTCCGCGTCGGCTGGCACCGCTCCATCGACTGGAATATCCCGTCCGGTACCGCCTTCGCCTCGTCCACAATGTACATCAAGTCATTGCTCGGACCCTGCACGTGCCAGCCCTCCGCCTTCTCCGGGTTGCTGGCTGAGAATCCAATGCACCGGCTGATCAGCTCTTGGCCGTCCACCTTCTTGGGATAGAGGTATCGAATCTCGCCGTCCTTGATCGAGAATCCATTCTCCTCGCCCCCCAACCCATTGATCATCTTCCGCAGATGAGGCCACAACGCGTCGGCCACCTGTCGGTACACACCAGCAGTACACACCACCAAGCTCCCCGGCCAGCGGAGCATGTGCCATACCACCGCTGACGCCGCTACCATGCTCGTCTTGCCAGAGCCGTTCGCAGCTTTCAACGCCACCTTCGAGTGCTTCTCGTTCAACGCCCCCAACACCGCCTCCTGCCACGCGTAGGTTTCACGTAGGCCAAGCATCATCTTGGGGAAGTTCTTCAGCTGCTGAGCCTCCTCCAAGAGCTTGCGCTGCTTCCACGCAGGGATGTGAGAACCCATGCCAAGTGAAGGGGATTTCTTGCGCTTAATTTGCTTGACGGGCATAAAATTTGGTGTGGGACGGGGAGGGGGTATATAGGTAACACCCACCCCCCTCTTGGGGGTCCTGGTCCCCCCGTGGTCTATTTGCTGCCTCCGAATGCACCGAGCAGTGCACCGCTGACACTAAGTTCCTTCCCACCTTTACCAGTGTGCTCGAGTTGTGCGCGAGCTACGTAGCCTCGGGTTCTCTCCAGTAACCATGCGGAGCCTTGCCAGCCGTTGCCCGCATCCAGAACTCTACCTTGCATTTCCACTTCTCCGGTCACACGGGCGGATTCCAATTCCATCTTGAAGTCTGGATGGCGCATGAGGTATTGGCCCCAGCCGGTTGGATTGCCGGAGGCGAAACCGCAGATGATCGCGATCCGATCTTCCGGCATACCCAAGTAAGCCGCTCGACATGCTGTTTTTTTCTGTTCCGCAGATATCTGGATTTCGGGTCTTCCTACTCTCCTCTTCTCCACAACCTGAACCGCTCTTTCCGTCTCTTTCGCTTCCTTGTTCCCCTTTCTGGCCATGCCTTCGCTTTGAATGCCAACCTGGGAGCCTGCAACCTTTTTGTTGCTGGGCGTTGACAAGATGCGTCTCCTTTGGTTCACTTCGCCCGTGAACCGATAGTCGGTTCCTTTCAAATCATGAAACCACGCTCAAAACGAATCCTCGCGGCCCTTCTTTGGCTCGCGATCATCACTTTAATTGTCCTCAACGGACTTTGGGAACAATCCCTTTGGATCGGAGGTTCCCAGTGAACGGATTCATTCTCCACGAAGATCGCGACCGTGTGATCATTGCGACCGGCTTTGAATCCCCTTCCGATAACCGGAAAACCGGCGACATGATTCAAATCTGGATTCTGGTCAAATCCGTTTCGCCCACCGAAGCAATTCGAACGGGATTGGACCGTTTAATCTGCGGAAATTGCGTCCATCGCGGGCACGAAGAAAACGGTCGCTTTGGAGTAGGCCGATCATGCTACGTAAATCCCGGCCAAGCCCCCCAAGGGATTTGGAAAGCGTGGAAAGCCGGAAACTACCCTTTGCTTCGCAGCCTCGAGTGTTTCGCAGGCCGGAAAGTCCGCTTCGGCGCATACGGAGACCCTACCCATATCCCTTTGAGCCTTGCACTGGCCATTGCTGGCGCTTCTTCCGGATGGACAGGTTACACCCATCAATGGCGCAAGCCTAGCTTGCAAGGGTGGCGTCAATTGCTAATGGCCTCCGTAGATACCGCCGCCGAGCTTGTGATCGCAAGATCGATGGGCTGGTCTACTTTCCGGGTCGGCTCCGAAGCTAGCGCTGGCGAGTCCCTTTGCGCCAGTGAACGCATCGGAACCCCTTGCGCTGAGTGCCTGCTTTGCGCCGGAGCCCGTAATGGATTGGAGTCTGTCCATATTCCGCCCCATGGGACCGGAAAGCGGCACTTCGTGGACATGCCCGCTTTGATCGCTTGAATTCCCCGGCCAGCCCTTGCGTGACAGGCGAGGGTTGCACGGGCAATTGATGCCCTTCAAACCATGCAATCCATTCAAACCAAATACCTACCCGCAACAACCCATCGAGGGTCCCGAATCAAAGCAATCTGCGAAAGGGGAACCCTGACCCTGCCCTATCGGTACGACATGGACGGGTACGACTGCCATCGAGAAGCGGCCCGCCAGTTGTTCGACAAGTTGTTTTCCAAGGACTTCGGCGGGCCGGTTGTTTTCGCAACCGGTTGTCTCCCGGACGGGACCTATGCTCACGTCATTATCTGAACCCATGAAATCCGCATTCGATTTGATTCAACGGGATGCCTTCAAGTGCGCCGTGGGTCGCGCCATGTTCTGTTCTCACCCCGACTGCGGGGTAATTCTGGACTATCGGCGGGCCGTGGAGTTTTCCGCTTGCAAGGGTCCCAATTACGTATCGGTGAAGGTGTTCTGCGCCGACTGCGCCGACCGTGTGCGCCCGATAATTGAGAGCAAACTAGGTCCCCTTGGATTGCGCCTCGAGGTCATTGACGGGAGGCAGTTCCGGTGACCGACCTATTCCGTGCTCTGGGATATCTTCTCCTTGGCGCTCTTTTCGTTGCCCTCATGGTCCTTTCCGCCCTCGCCGGCAACGGTTGACGAGTAGGCCACTCTTCCCCTTCGCCCCCTAGGTTCCCCCTAGGGGTTTTTCTTTGCCCGGATTCGGCGTCCACTCGGTTCCCTTCCTTCCTTCCTTGCCGCCCGCCCCCCTAGGACACCCAATGTCCGACCAGGTGATACGCTCGATGTCCTACCCCTCCACCCTCGCGCCAGGATCTCCCGCACCGGCCCATACCCCATACCAGATTCGGAATTCGGAATCTTGAAATCCGGAACCCGCGGAACCCCGAGCATGGAGCGGTATCCTCCGGGGCATGGAGCGGTAGAAGCGATTTATTCCATCCCCCTCACTTTTCCTGTTGACGACTGAGCATGGAGCGGTAGGGTGTGTCCCGACATGAGCATTCCCCTTGTTCCCTTCCTGCGTCTGCGTGACTGCGAGGAGTCCTTCGTGATGTGCGGTGAGCGGTGGCTATTCGTCACCTGTCTCCGTGCTGACGGCATGCCTGACATCGGTGTGTACCGATTCTCGACGGACCTGACGCACGACTATCTGGCGTGGCGAGAGGCTTTCAATCTGCGCTGATATACAAACAACTGGCCAACGATATGACACTAAGCGAGATCAAGTCTGCTGTGATAGATGGTAAGACTGTGCATTGGAAGAACCATGGGTACCGAGTGATATACGCTCACAAGCTCAATGACTTCCTGATCCGGTTCGACTACAACGATGACTGCATTGGTCTGACATGGGTGGACGGCGTGACGATGAACGGCGAGGAGGCGGACTTCTTCATTGCCGAGTAGGCCAAACATCCCCATCACCACCCCGCGGAGCCCTCGGACCACCCATCCGGGGGCCTTCCGTTTCCAGCCCATCGCACCACGCTTTCGCAATTTGATGCGGAAGCCACCCTGCGACGCCTCCTAGCCCCCTTTCCGCTCCAGCGCGGGGCATCCACATCCATCCATCGGACCCAGCATTCCGGTCCCAGCGTCCCGCCCCCCCCTACCTCCCATCCTCCGGATCCCCGGATCCCTGCTTCCAAGTTTCGCAATCCGGAATCAGGGGTTCTCAAAAATTGCCGCCGAGCGCGGGGCGTCTTGAAACGCCCCCGCAGCGTCTCGGCGATGCTATTTTTGACTCCCTTTTAAGGGAGTAGTAAGACTCCCTTTTAGGGGAGATAGCGGGGGGGGCGCGGAACTTTCTGGGACCGTGATTGGAAGTTCCTTCTGGATACTTGACGGGTACACCGGGAGAACGTACCTTGGTTCTCCTATGAGTTATCTAGAGAATGGTTCCACCCTCCGCGCCATGTTCCGCCTGATGCCGCCGATGAGGCACGACGCCGACCCTACTCGGTCCGAGGTCGTGACCTACATTCGCGAGAATCTGAAATGCGATCTTGGCCGTGCGCTTCGTGCGTTTGATTCGATGCGCCACATGAAGAGCGCGGTATTGATATTCGATCGTATCCATCGCCAGTGGCGTGGTTGTGATTGGGTTCCCGCCGAGGAGGTTGATAAGGTATCAATGCTATTGGCAATGATCACTGAGATGAAGCGTGATATATCCTCGCTGAGGTCTGAGCTTCGTAAGGTGAAGGGTGAGGTCGTGTGGCTGCGTCGTCGCAAGGGAGGCAGGAAGACCGATGATGTGGCCGACTCGGAGGAGGATGATCTGGATTCGAAACCCCAACAGCAACAAGCCGCTCCCCCCGAAGAGAAAGCGGCTGATGGAGAGGACTGGTTCCGAACTATGCGCGAGGCCCTCGACGATGATAAGAAGCCTTCTTCGGTGGCTGCGGCTCCTTCAGTTGCGCCCCGGTCATCACCATGGGATTCCACTGCTCCCACAGAATATCCTTGGGAGAATGCTGAAGATGTAGTGAGTTAGCATCCAGCCTTGATCCGCGCTTGCAGAAGGCCAGTTGGAACCGCCGGGGCTTCGACTGGCCTACTTCTACTAAGACCGCGATCTCCCGAGCCCAGTTGGCGAGTTCGCTGGATCCGAACCCGGAGTGGGCGAGTTCCATGGTGGTCATGGGTTCGCCGTCCTTCCGCTGGGCTTTGCTGATGTGGTGCATCCAGATCCAAGCGACCTTGGTCTGGTGGAGGATGGGCTGGAGTTTGTTCCTCAAGAACACGCTGACCTCGCCCTGGTCGCTGAGGTCTCCCCCGAAGTAGGAGAAGAGCGGGTCACCGATGATGACATCGAGCTTCGATCGGGTGATGAATCTCTTCGCGTAGGCCAGGAATGCGTCACCGGTGCGGACGGCCTCGGTGCGGAAGTGCAGGTTCTCTTGGAGGATGCGGATGTCGGGCGTGTGCATGTTCAGCCCCTTGATGACGCCCTTGAATGCTTCGGCGAGGTCGCCCTTGTCGTTCTCGGCTTGGACGATACCGATGCGGAGTGGTCGTACAGGTGCAACACCGAAGAAGTCCCTGCCCATGGCCCACTGGATGACGATCTGCATCATCAGGGATGACTTCCCGATGCCGGTGCCACCGGAGATGATCATGGAGGAGCCGCGTGTGAGCCACCGTTTGCCGATGAGGTTATCCGGATCCTTGTCCGGGTCGAAGTTGATGAGGTCTTTGACCGTGACGACGGTGGCCTTGTCATCATCGGTCTCCCGATCGGTGAGCCAATCTTCCCATGATCGAGCGCCGAGGTTGATGTCCAACAGCTTCTGCTTCTCTTCGCCCCGCCAGGAGCCGGGGAGCCGGGAGAAGCGCGATGGGTTCTTGTTCTTGGGATCGACATCGGGGATTGCCGAGTAGATGAGGTCCCTGCGGGCGTCCCATTCCTTGCGGTTGGGGGCATCGACACGGACCCATGCATGGATGGACTTGCCACCGGAGTCGATGAGGACGCTGATGGGGAGGCCCGAGGAGCGGAGGAGCTGTTCCTGCTCGGCCTTGGGTTTGGAATCGAACTCCACCAGGACATGGCGGTACGCGCTGACATCGTTGTCGGAGCCGCTGTAGAGGTTGGGCTTGAACGGGTTGATGCGTACGAAGACGCCATCGGTTCGGTCGCTGCGGAACAGGATGGACTCGGGATCATCGAAGCGAGCGATCCAGTCCTCGAGGGGAAGGAATGAGCCGGCACTGATTGGCCTACCATCCTCGACCTGCTCGCAGATGCAGACCACCTCGGTGGCCGCGAAGGCGGATGTGAGGAACCGCTTGAACTCCGATGCGTCGTGCGAGGCCGGTATGGGGGCTGCGGGCGGGTTTGATGGCGCGGACGGCTCCACGGACCCCTCTGGCACCCGCGGAGGCTCCACAGGCTTTGGCCTACTGAACCGCACCCGTGTCAGATCCAATGGCTCAGCGGGGCTGCTTGCCGAGGAATTGGCGAGGTGCCCGCGGGGCTTGGAGTGGGACTTCTCATTGGCCTGTCGGATCTTGTGGAGGAGTTCGCGGTCCTGCCAGGGTGGCTGGCATGAGCGGTTCCAATCGGACAGGAGTGTGAATGCGTCTGTGTCTGATAGGCCGAAGCCGTGGACGAGGCCAACGGCGGCGGTGTAGGTTTGTGAGTGCCCTCCGGATCCGGAGATGGCTGGCGGTACCTTGGCGAGCCAAAGCGCCGCTCGTTCGAGGAGCGTTGTCATGTCGTTGATTTGTTGCTGGACTACGGACTGGTATCGAACGCGGACGAATCGTCTTGTTCGAGTGGGGGACTATCCTTGGTGATCCATGTGTGGTAGGCTCGAGTCTTCTTTGGGTAGGAGATCCACCCTTTCTTGATGCCGTATTCGATGAGGCGAGGGGCGTCCTCGATGAGCTTTCGGTTGATGTCGCTCATGGTGGTACGTTCCTCTGCGGTCAATGGGGCTGGCTTCTTGTTGGTTTCAAGGCGGCATTCGTACCATGGCTGCTCGTGTCTTGGGGTCTTCATGTGGGGAGGATGCGAGCCAGGATACAATTGCAGTAGGTACCCTTGGTTTTGGAGTTACATCGAGGGTGATGCACAGGATTGGAGATGATGTGTGCAGTGAGGTCGCTCGTGAGCTTGACCATGTCAGTGAGACGACTTGCTGCTTCGAGGCAG